GCGTACCGTTCCGCACCGCGCTGGTAGGCCAGTCCACCGGCGGCGCGGCATCGTGGGTTGGCGAGGCCAAACCGAAGCGCCTGACGAAGTTCGACTTCACCCGCACCACGCTCGACCCGCTGAAGATTGCGACTATCGCCGTCGTATCCGAGGAAGTGCTGCGCGATTCCAGCCCGTCCGCTGACATGCTTATCCGCGACTCGCTCGCGGCTGCCGTCATCGAGCGTTCTGACATCGACTTTATCGACCCGGCGAAAGCGGCTGTCTCCGGTGTTTCTCCTGCGTCGATTACCAACGCGGCCACTCCGATTGTCTCCAGCGGCAACGACGCAGCCGACGTTCGCGCTGACGTTCGCGCCCTGTTCAATGCGTTCATCGCTGCGAACAATGCGCCGACCAATGGCGTGTTCATCATGGCCGCGACGACCGCCCTCGCGCTGTCGCTCATGCAGAACCCGCTCGGCCAAGCTGAGTTCCCTGGCATCGGCATGAACGGCGGCATGTTGTTCGGTATGCCGGTGATTGTGTCCGAGTACGTACCGAGCGATTCCAATGGTTCGTATGTGATGCTGGTCAACGCATCCGACATCTACTACGCCGACATGGGTGGTGTCGCCATCGACATCAGCCGCGAGGCGTCGTTGCAGATGGACGACACGCCGACCGACCCTGTAACCGCTTCGACGGTTCTGGTCAGCCTGTGGCAGCACAACCTGGTTGGCTTCCGCGCCGAGCGGACGTTGAACTGGGCGCTGCGTCGCACCTCGGCTGTCTCGGTTCTGTCCGGCGTGAACTGGGGCGCTTGATAGTCTGAGCATGGGAGAGGCCGGGGAAACCCGGCCTTTTCTTTATGACCCTACCTGATACAATGACCGTCACCTACACCATCACCGGGAAAACGGCAACGATTCCGCGTGCGATGGCCGAGATGTTGATTCGCGGCGGCGCTGCAAGGCGTGTGTCTGCGGAGGCTGAAAAGCGCAAGCGCGGCAGGCCACCGAAAAAGAGGGATTAGGCGTGCGGATTTTTGGTTATGAATTGTCGCTGACAAAGAAAACCACCTCGCCTGTTCCGTCAACCGGATGGTGGCCGATCATTCGCGAGCCTTACACGGGCGCGTGGCAAAGCAACCAAGAATTGCGCGGCGAATCGCTGATGGCGTACTTCGCCATTTATTCGTGCGTGTCGCTTATCTGCGCGGACGTTGGCAAGTTGCGCCCGACGATTCAGCGCAAGGATTCTGACGGAATCTGGCAGGAAGCCGAAGGATTGTCCGCAGCGTCCCTGCTTAGGAAGCCAAACCGATACCAGAACCACATCCAGTTCAAGGAATGGTGGATTGCCAGCAAGTTGAAGGCCGGCAACGCCTATGTGCTGAAAGAGCGAGACCGCAACGGGACTGTCCGTGCGCTGTATGTACTTGACCCGACGCGCGTGCAGGTTTTGATTGCTGACGATGGCAGCGTTTATTATCAGTTGTCTCAGGATGAGCTGAATACGCTGACCGGGCAGGTGACTGTGCCTGCGTCAGAAATCATCCACGACCGCATGGCATGTCTGTTCCATCCGCTGGTTGGTGTTCCTCCGCTGTACGCAAACGCGCTTGCTGCATCGCAAGGGCAGAAAATCCAGTTCGACTCATTCAAGTTCTTTGGCAACGGGGCGAAGCCTTCCGGCATTCTAACTGCACCCGGCGCTATCAGCGACGAAACCGCAGGACGACTGAAAGCATATTGGGACGCTAACTATACCGGCGACAATGCCGGGAAGATTGCCGTCGTCGGTGACGGGCTGAAGTTTGACCCGCTGAAAATGACGGCGCTTGACGCGCAGCTGGTTGAGCAGTTGCGCCTGACGGTTGACGTTATTTGCGCGACGTTCCACGTTCCGGCGTTCAAGATCGGGTTTGGCACAATGCCTGCCGGGCAGAAGATCGAGGACTTGAACCAGATTTATTATTCGGACTGCCTACAGTCATTGATTGAGTCGATGGAACTCTGTCTTGACGAAGGGCTTGCGCTGCCAGACGGGCAGGCGTTTGAGTTGGATTTGTCCGGCCTGTTGCGGATGGACACGGCGACTCAGTTCAAGGTGTTGGGCGAAGGCGTGGGCGCGTCGATTCTGACGCCGAACGAGGCGCGTAAGCGTGTTAACCTGCGTTCGCTTGAAGGCGGCGACACGGTATACATGCAGCAGCAGAACTACAGCCTCGCTGCGCTTGCCGAGCGTGACGCGCAAAGCCCGCTGGTTGCGCAGCCAGCGCCTGTGCCGGCACCGGAACCGGAAGATGACGACGACGAACCGGAAGAAACCGACATGGAAAAAGCGTTGCCGATCAAACTCCCTGCGGCGAGGTTTGCATGATCGAGAAAATCAAGGCGTGGATTGAACCTGCGCTTGTTGAGCTTGCCAAGCGGATAGACGACAGCGAGGCGCGCGTTCGCAAGATGATTGCGGAATTGCCAGCGCCGAAGGATGGCCGCGACGGCGTTGATGGGAAAGACGGCGAGAAAGGTGCTGACGGCGTTGACGGTAAGGACGGTGAGCCTGGCAAGGATGGCCGAGACGGTGTTGATGGTAAGGACGGCGAGAAAGGTGCGGACGGGAAGGACGCGATTCACCTCGACATTCTGCCGGCCATAGACCCCGAGAAATCCTACCCGCGCGGCACCTACGCAACGCACAACGGCGGATTATTCCGGGCCTACGAAAAGACGCACGGCCTGCGAGGTTGGGAATGTATCGTTGACGGCGTTGCCGACTTCGAGATTGATCAGGCCGACGAGCGTGGCTTTAGAGCAGTCGCGCGCATGGCGTCCGGTCGAGTTGTGGAAAAGGCAATGCGGTTCCCGTTCGTTGTCGAGCGTGGCGTTTACGTTCACGGGAACGGCTATGAACAGGGCGACGGCGTAACGTGGGCCGGTTCGTACTGGATTGCGCAAAAAGACGCGCCGCAGGACAAGCCCGGCGAGGGTGACGGATGGCGGCTGGCCGTCAAGCGTGGCCGCGACGGGAAGGACGGGCGCAACGGCATCGATATGACAAAAGGGGTGAAGCAATGACAATGCTTGTCACCTTGCAGCAGGCATCAGACCATTTGCGCCGCGACACGACGGATGACGATGCTGACCTGACCTTGAAAATCATGGCCGCATCGGCGGCTGTGATTAACTACCTGAAATCATCTACCGCTGCCTACGAAACGACCGTGGACAGCGATGATAACGATGTGATCGTGGTCGATACCAACGGCGACCCTATCGTAAAGGACGAAGTTCGAGCGGCAACCCTGTTGCTTGTCGGCGTGCTTTACAAGGGCCGCGAGGGCGAAGGCTTTAATTCTGTCGGCAATCTTCCGATGGCTGTGCAGTGCCTGCTGTACCCGCTGCGTGACCCGGCGGTGGCATGATGGACGCTGGCAAACTGCGGCACCGCATAACGGTGCAACGGAACCAGAAAACGCAGGATCAGAATACCGGCGAGATTGTTGACGCATGGGTGAACTACGTTTCCCTGTGGGCAGCTATCGAGCCGGTGTCTGTGCGTGAGTTCGTGGCGTCGTCAATGAATCAGTCCGAGATCGTGGCGCGGATGGTGATACGTGCACGCGGCGACTTGACAGCGGACATGCGGATTCTTCACGGCGGCAAGGTTTACAACCCATCAGGATTCCTTGCTGATAAAGACTCCGGTCTCGAATACATGACGATTCCGGTCACGTTCGGCGCGAACGACCGTGGCGTTTGATGAAGTTGTCTGTATTGCGTCCGGGCCTAGCCTGACGCGCGAAGATTGTTGGCTGGTAGATGAATGGTCGCAGTTTGGCCGGCGCGGGGTCATTGTGTGCAACAGCGCGTATCAGTTCGCGCCGTTTGCCGATGTGGTCTATGCCTGCGACCGCAAGTGGCTGGAAATGTACGCGGACAAGGTTCCGCGCGGAATGCTGAAGATCAGTCATGCGGAATACCCCGGCGTTGTGAAGGCAACGACGCAGGACGTTAAGAACAGCGGTGCGAACATGATCCCGTTGGCGCAATCGTTCGGTGCGCGCAGGATCATCCTGCTAGGGTATGACGTGCAGTTGACGGGCGGTAAGACGCACTGCCACGGCGACCATCCGCCCGGACTAGGCAACGCAGCGAGCATCGCATCATGGCCGGAAAAGTTCGCGCGAGTCGCGCACATCGGGAAAGCAGTTTCAGTGGTAAACGCTTCCCGCGTGACAGCCCTGTCGTGTTTTTCACGCGAGCCGTTAGAAACAGCCCTCGGGATAGGTGCGCCATGAAGGTGCTATTGATGAACAACAGGCCAGCAAACCCTGGCCATTGGTCGGCCCTGCTAACAAAAGGAATACTGGCCGCAAATGACCGACCGGCGGCAGGCGCTGCGTATCAGGCCGGATTTGATGCCTACGTATCGTGGGGCGTTAAAAAGGGGAACATCAGGCAGGCGATGGCGCGTGGCCATAGGTGTTTGATTGCCGAGCGCGCGTATCTGGGGGACAGGTTTCATTGGTTCTCGCTTGGCTGGAATGGTCTGAACGGCAATGCAGATTTTGTGAACGACGATGTTTCAGGCGACCGTTGGGAACGGTTCTGGCAGGCCGATATGAAGCCGTGGCGCAACGGTGGAGATTACGCGCTGATAGTCGGGCAGGTTGCAGGAGACGCTGCGATGGATGGTCGGTGCCCGTATGAGTGGGCCGAGTCCGTGATACCGGAAGCAAAGCAGCGGTTCGGGCGCGTGTATTTCCGTCCGCATCCATTGTGCAAACGCAAGCGGCGCGTGGCCGGCTGCGAAGAACTACCCGGCGACATGCAGACCGCCTTGGCCGGCGCTTCGGCGGTGATAACCTACAGCAGCAACACGGGCGTTTTGGCTGTCATGGAAGGCATCCCGACCGTGACCTATTCGACTTGCAGCATGGTCTACAACGTCACCTCGCACAACCTGCGGGAGACTGTGACACCAGACCGAACGCAATGGGGGCACCGGATAGCCTATGCGCAATGGCTGCCGGAAGAACTGGCCGATGGCACGGCGTGGCGGCATGTCACGCGGAGGATGCGGTGATGGCTGAACTTGAAGGGATGGACGAACTGCGGCGGAAACTCCGCAGGCTGCCGGAAGATTTGCAAATGAAGGGCTTCCGGTCTGGGATGCGCAAGGCGGCAAACTTTGTCCGCGACCGTGCCCGCGCGAATGCTCAGGGTATTGATGACCCGCAGACCCGCGAAAGCATACCTAAGAACCTGTTCGTCAAGTTCTCGCCTCGATCATGGCGGCAGAACAAGGACATCAAGTTTCGTGTCGGCATATTGGGCGGCGCGCAGACCTACGCCAACACCAAGGACAATGTGCGCAAGGGCAGAGCCGGCACCAAGTACCTGACCGGCGGATCATCAACAAACCCCGGAGGTGACACGTGGTATTGGCGCTTTCAGGAGTTTGGCGTCCCTGGGCGCGGCATCCCTGCGCGCCCGTTCCTCGTTCCCGCGCTTTCCAACAACGTAGACCAAGTAATAACGGTGGCAACCGAGTCCATAGGCAAGGAGATAGATAAGGCCGTTGCAAAACTTGGCAAGTAGCCCCGCGTTGGTATATTGACCGTGGCCGCCGGCCACACTTTCGGAGATAGCGACATGAAGACCCAAGGCACAAACCTGTACCTCGTCAACCCGAGCGGCCCGGCCATTGTTGCTGTCGGCTGCGTGACATCGATCAACGGTGTTGATATTACCCGCGATTCAATCGAAAAGACCTGCCTGGAAACAGACGCGCGCGAATATGAGCCTGGCATCAAGACTCCGGCGGTCATGAACTTCGGCCTGAACTATGAGATGTCAACCTCCAGCCACACGCTGATGGAAACCATCTTCAATTCAGGCGCGACTGTGCAGTGGGCTATCGGCCTGTCTGATGGCACGGCGGCACCGACGCTGGACACGAACGATGATATGGATTTTCCGACGTCGCGTTCCTACATCACGTTCGACGGATTCCTTACCTCGCTGCCGTTTGAGTTCCCGCAGAACGAGATTGTGCGAACCACAATCAATGTGCAAATGACCGGCGACCGTGTGATTTCTCGGAAGGTGTAAGCAATGCGCCTCGCAGACCTCCGCAGCAAGGGCGCGTTTGTCAGCACGGAACCTGTCAAGCGCACGATTGAATGGACTCACCAAGATGCCGAGTCGGGGGAGATTGTCACCGACACGTTTGATGTGTGGGTGATTCATCCCTCGTTCGGCATGATTGAGACGGCATTCAAGGAAGAAAAGAGCGAGATCAAGTCGGCACAGTCTGCTGCGATTGCTGCCTGCATCCGGCTTGGCGAGGATGCAACCGAGCGGCTGAGTTACGACGACGCTTACAACCTGCACCCTACGCTTGCGCAGGCAATGATTGCCGCGATCAATTCGACGGGTGCCGTACCAAAAAAGCCGAAGCGATCACTGACGAGGAAGAACTCTGGCACGAATTAGTGCTGGCTGGTGTTGGTGGTCGCACGATTGCGGAGGCGAAGGAACGCCTAACGTACTCGGAGGCGTTGCAGTGGTTTGAGTACATCCGACGTCGCGGTAGCCTTAACCTGGGGCGTCGGATTGAATGCGGTTTTGCGTTACTGGCGTCCATGTATAACCGGGCGCATGGCGGAAAGGTCGAGTATCACGACTTTGCGCCGCACGAAGATAGGCCGGGGGAATCAGGGGAACCTGCGAGCATTGATGAACTAGTGACACTGTTCGGGGCGGTAGAGAAACAATGAGCCGGTCACTTGGAACACTGACGCTAGACCTCATTGCAAAGACCGGCGGGTTCACCGCCGGCATGACCGCTGCCGAGCGTGCGGCGGAAAAGGCGAACCAGAAAATCAGGAAGGAAACCGCTGCCACTTTGGACGCGGTTTATTCCTTTGCCGCGAAGACTGCTGCCGGCGCTGCGTTGGTTACTACTGCGTTCGCCGCGATGGCCAAGCAGTCGGCTGATGCAATCGACCAGCAGGCCGACATGGCTGCGCAACTCGGCGCAACGTATGCCGGGCTAAACAACGTGGCGCTTGCGGCGCAGAACGCAGGCGTAGACCTCGGCACGATCAACGGTGCCGTGCTGAAACTCAACGACTCGATTGGCAACCTTGCAGCCGGCGCGACCTCCGGCGGCGCGGCTGCGCTTGACCGCCTCGGGCTGTCTGCCGAGATGCTTTCTCGGATGGACGGAGAAGAAAAGATTGCTACCATCACAGGTCGTATTCGAGAAGTGATTCACGAGGCAGAGCAGGCATCTGTTGCGGTTGACCTGTTCGGGAAAACTGCCGGAACGGCTGACAAGCAGCTGTCCCTTATAAACATCCCCGAGCCCACAAAACTCCTCAGCA